ACCGACGCGTATGCCAGCGCCCCTGGGCCCTGCTGCCTGGTCGCCACCGGCCAGAGCGTAGGCACCGGGGTCGACGGGATGCAGACCACGGACCTGGCGATCTTCGCCATGCTGCCGTATCGGCCTGGTGACTGGACGCAGTGGAAGGGTAGGTTCGACCGCCTGGGTGGCAGTGCCACACTGCTCAAGGTCCCAGTGGCAGAGGGCACCTACGACACACGGGTCGTGGAGATCCTCACGACCAAGTTCGGGCCCATCCAACAGATGCTCGCAGCAGACGAGCTGGTCGGTCTCGACCGTCAGCTGCTGGGGCTCGAAGACACCGAGGCTGTTGTCGACAGCATCCTCGACAAGCTGCTGGAAGTCGCATGACAAAGGAGAGCACAACATGAATCTCAACCACATCATGATTGGCCAAGACTACGCAGTGTCCTCATCCCCGATCAGAGTTGATCACGACGGTAGTGAGGTCGCCCGCGTGCGCATAATCGGCGTCGAGAGGCGCACAGTATCACGCGAGCACGTCGACGCGGACAACCGCATCATACCGGCAGTGACAAGGAAATGCGCCATCTGCACATGGTTGACTCATGACGGGCAGGTGGACCGGAAACAAAACCGAAAGAGAGACTTTGCGTCGTCATTTGAGGTCCGTATGCCGTGGACGGCCTACGTCATGCGGCTCAAGGAGCGCCGCAGGCTTGAGGCAGAGGCAACAATCAAAGCAGCCCTCAACCTCGACCACTGGAAAGAGCTGTGGCCCGCCATGAAGAGCCTGGGACTGATCTACACCCACCGATCTCTGCGTGAGGATGAACTCAGTGACCGAAACCAGAAAGTGGCCGCCACCTTGACGCATCGTCAGGTTGAGATCCTGATCACAGCGTCCCTGATCAACACAGACATTCCTGACTTCGTGGAAGAGCACGGTCAGGTAGCACGCATCGTGAAGCATCGTGAGTGGCCTCGATAGTGAGATACCGCGACGATTCCAAACCCAAGCCCAACCACCACAGAGGCAACATATGTCGATCAACCAACTCGTGACTGCGCTGCAGAGCATCGCGCAGGGAGAAGCAGACCTCGCGCAGCTCAAGCAAGACATCGAGAGGCTCAACGCCAAGCTCGATGAGGTAAGTCGGGTTTACGCCGACTTCGCACAGACAATGCAGTCTGCATTCGAGGCTGCACCCAGTGAGGCCATACCCCTGCCGATGCCACTGCCGCAGCCGCCGATGGAGAGCGAAGCGGCACAGCCAGAGCCAGCTGCGCCATCAGGGCAGCCGCCCGCCAAGGCGAAGCGCAGAAGGGTCATCAACTACACGACGGCCACCCGACCTCGCCGGCCCCGCGGCGGTGACGGTCCAGAGGAGTTCCTCTGGCGCTCAATGGAGACTGTCTCCATTGCATCCCAGGCGGGGATGGGTACGATGGAGTGGCGGAACGGTCGCCGGTTCGTCTGGTTGACGCAGCCAGAGCGAGAGGTAGCAGCTGCTGAGCAGACGAGGCGCGCAGAGCGGCGTGCCCTTGCGAAGCAACCGGCAGAGCCAGCGATGCAGATTCCACCGGCACCGCCTATGTCCGTCCCACCGATTCCCTTCAACGGTAAGTAAGTGATGACCAAACGACTCATCAATGCGGGACGTAGTCAACGCGGCTGGAGCCGGGTGGGGCAGTACCTCACCTGTCCGCAGAAGTTCGCCTACGACCAACGCTTGGGGCTGGCGCTCATCCCCAGCGACCCGCTCACCAGGGGCTCGATGGGTCACATCACGCAGGCCCATCAGCATGCCATCTGGGGCTGCCAGCAAGGTGGCTGCTGGGTCGGCGACGAGTGGTACACCGACCCCGACACCTTCCTCGCCCCTGAGGATGCGATGCGTGAGTGGTGCGACCGCAACCAGGATGGCCACGAGCACATCGACCGAATGGCGGAGACGTTCCGCCGCTACCTGACGCAGCACCCCGAGCCGCCTGGTCGCATCCTCGCCGTCGAGTATCCCATCACAGCTGTGCTGGGTTGGCTGGGCGAGTCGGGTAAGGACTGGGGGCTGTGGGTCATCGACTCTGCCGAGGCTCCGAAGCTCGACGCCCCCGAGCACGTTGCCTCACTGCGCGGCATCCACGGCACCACCGTGCTGCCGACCCCGCTCAACTGCCCCGGTCACCGAGACCATGGGCGACCGGTCTACATGACCCGGCGCATCGACCTGGTCGTCGGTGACGGTGCGAAGCGGGCATGGGTCTGGGACCACAAGAACCAGGCCTTCGTGAAGACCGGCTCATCCACCGACGCCTACAGCGTTGATGGTGGGTTCGCGGCATTCCGCGTCATGGGCCAGCAGATATGGGATGGCAACGAAGGACGCCACCACTTCGGTGGCCTTCGACTGAACCTCATCCAGACCCAGGCGCCTTGGCGTGTGGCACGACCCCACGTGCCACCGACTCCGCACCGAGACGGTCACTACGCTGCGCTGCTGTGGCGAGCTGAGCACGAGATTGCAAGGCTCGACGTCGAGGGGCTCAACCCCTGGCAGTACCCCAAGATGATGAACGAGTCTCAGTGCATGGGTCGCTACGGCGCCTGTGCTGGTCTCGACCTGTGCCGCTACGGCGAGGCTGCTGTGACTGACGACATGTTGAGAGATGCCGACGTGACCGTCGTGATTTGACACCCCACCCCCACCCCTCGGAGACCCCTATGGTACCTACCGTCATGGTGACCGTGTATGGTCAGCCAAAGAAGAAGAAGACGAGCGATGCGCTCGCCGCGTTCCCGACTGCCCTGTGCATCGGTGTGCCGTCAGCGCTGATGCTCGTCGCACAGAACGAGCTTGGCTTCACCCCCGCTGTGCACCCGAGCCCGCCTCAGACACTGGATGAGCTGGTGGCGCTGCTGCAGCACCTGTCTCAGATCAACGTCGCTGAGCAATACGGCGCTGTCATCATCGATGACGCCAGCCACCTGTGTCAGCGGTCGATGCTGAAGTGGCAGGACGAGGCGCCGGTTGGGCGCAGTGGACGGAAGGACCGGTTCTTCCAGTACCAGCAGCTGGACCGCCACCTGCTGCAGGTAGCTGCGCTGTCGCGCCACCTGGGCGTGCACATGGTGATGACGTTCCACGAGAGGCTGCCTGGCACCAACGTCGATGGGCGACACTGCCCTGGCGGACCAAATGTTCCCAGCCGCAACCAGACACAGACGATCCCGTCGTGGTGTGACGTCAACGTCAGGGCGAAGGTGGACCCAGGCTACCCCGACCCATGGTTCCCGAGCATCTACTTCTGCGACCCGACCGACCCAGACTGGGTCACGGGTGACCGCACCGGAGTCTGCTACGAGCAGACGCCAGGCAACCTCCGCGAGATCCTCCGAGCGAGCCACAGCGGCTACCGGCTCGACAGGATCCCTGGACTGGAGTGGCAAGACGATGTCGCAGATGCCGTTGCTACAGCCATTGCTGGCGGCGCGGATGTGCGTGAAGCCGTGCAATCCGCTATTGACCAAGGCATCCAGCCGCGAGAAAGTTCGCCTTTGCACTTGCGGTGGGCATGCCAGGATGGTATAGCTCGTGGTGTGCTTTCGCTACGGCGAAGCCGCAACCTCTTCGACTTCCAGGTCAGTGCGCCTGGACCTTCAGCAGAGCAGACAGCTGTACCGCTGCCTCCTCCGCCACCAACTAAATAGCAACCCCCGCCACGCAAGGAGACTCCGCATGGCCACTTTTCATATCCCCGGACCAATACTGCAGTCAGTCGGTATCCTCGGCGCATCCGCGCCTGACAGCGGCTACTACGCCGCCACCATCGAAAACGTCGAGAAGCACCCCACGAGGGGGCAGACTCGCAAGGTCACCCTCAACTTCGAGGGCTTCTCGACCAGCGATTGGTTGACCATTCCCTTCAACGAGCGGGGAGACATCCTCGCCCAGTACGCCGACCGAGACAACGACGGCAACGCTGTGCTGAACAAGAAGGGACGAGGCTGCATCGCCGCGTTCAAGACCATGCTGGTCAGCGCAGGCTACACCGACGCTCAAATGGTCGACGGCGCCACGGACGACTGGCTGGTCGGAAAGAGCGTTGCCATCGAGTGGCACGCAGGTGCCGACATCGGCGCCCAGTACGGCGAGGTCGTGGGATACCTGACGCCGAAGACGTTTTCGGCAAACATGGCAGCGGGCAAGAAGCCCTCCGTGGCTGGTGCCGGACAGGTCGTTGCGGGAGGTAACGCCACCAACATCACTGCCACAGCACCAATGACGGTGGCTGTCGCACCTGCGCCTTCGACGAGTCTGCCCCCGGCGCCGAGCAATGGAGCTACCGCTGCTACCGCTGCTGCGCCCTCGATGGGTGGTGCCCTTCCCCCGGCACCGAACGCCGCGAGCATTGTGAACTGACCCTGTGGTGGGGTTGTGGGGGCGGGAGACGCCTACTCAACTCGGCTCGACTGCCCTCGGCCCCCACAGTTGTAGGTAGCTGTGGGGGTCACTTCGTTTCAGCCACTCCACCATTCACCTTTCACCCCCACCACATGCCATACCGACCCCAAGACTGCGGAGCCCAGTGCGACAGCTGCCCCCTTGGACCTCAAGGGGAGCTGCGCGGCGACGAGGACTGGCGACCGGTCGGCCCCGAGATTCATGAGGGCGCCACCGTGTTGGCAGTGGCTGAGTCACCTGGTCCTGACGAGGTGCAGCACGGTCGACCCCTCGTAGGTCGAAGCGGCGGCGAGTGGAACGGTGGCCTCAGCGCCATCGGCAAGCGGCGCCCCGAGGTCGACCTCACCAACGTCATCTGTTGCAAGCCCCCAGGCGCCGCCTCTGGTGCCTGGATACGCATGACGCGCAAGCTCGACAGCGTCAACAAGCAGCGGAATCGAGAGGGCTCTGACCCGCTGCCACACCCGGCTACCTGCTGCCGCCCACGCCTGCTCGCAGAGGCCGCGGAGTACCCTGGCATCATCACGCTGGGTAAGACCGCCACACGGGCGCTGACGGGCCTCAGCAGCTCAATCCTTGCCACACGTGGCGGACCGCTCCGTGTCACAGACGAGTGGTCAGCAACACAAGATGTTGAGGCGGCGGCCTGTCGCATCCTGCCCACGGTGCACCCAGCGTTCGTGCTGCGTGCTCCATCGTGGCGGCCCGTGTTCCAGGGCGACTTGGCCAAGGCCTTTCGCTGGTTCACCGACACGCTGCGGTGGACTGAGCCAGAGCTACTGTGGAGACCGGACGCGGCAACATTGCAACAGTGGCTGTCGCAGCCCGCGCCGTTCTATGTCTACGACGTGGAGACGGACGGCATCGAGCCGATGACAGCGAAGCTGCGTTGCCTCTGCATCACCGTGCCAGACCTGCGTGCCGACGGGAAGCCTGCACGACCAAGCGACCCCGTCGCTCAGGTAGCCAAGTCGGTGGGCGTCTCCATCCTCTCGGCTGACGGCAGCACGCGCTTCCTCGACCCCTACGAGGAGACGGCTATCCTCGATGTGCTGCGGAGCTTCTTTGTCGACGCCACCAAGACGAAGGTGGGCCACAACGCGGGCAGCTACGACCGCATGGTCATCGAGCAGCATCTCGGTGTCACCCCGTATCCACTGGTCGACACGCTGTTCAGCACGAGGTTTCGCTCGCCGGACCTGCCCAAGAGTCTCAAGACCATCGGCTCCATCCTCACCGACGTAGACCGTTGGGAGACCACGACCAAGGGCATCAAGATCGCCACCGGCTCGACGGACGACGATGAGCTGCTGCACTACTGCAGCATCGACACCGCGGTGAATGCACGCATCACGGCTCCGCTCATCGACGCCGCAGAGGCACAGGGTGCCTTCCGTCCGCTGCCTGACTGGGCGAGGCCTATCAGCTGGCAGCCTGGGCGTGCCTTCGACCTGCATGAGGTCGACCATGCGGCGCAGGACATGTGCGTCAACCTACACAAGACGGGCATCTGGATCGACCAGGCCAGACGCGCTGAGCTGGAGGTGCACTACACCGCCTCAGTCGGACGGCGTGAGAGACGGCTGAAGGTGCTGGGCACCCAGGCAGGCGTCAACCTGCAGATGAAAGCGGCGGCGCGCGACGACGATGCAGACGCGGAGTCCATCAACCCCGGCAGCTACGATCAGATCCGCTACCTGCTCTACTCGCGGTGGAACCTGGGCATCCCGCCACACATGGACGCGAAAGACTTCTACACTGCATCGGGCCTACCTGGCAGCGGTGACATCGTCCTGAGAGCGCACCTTGCCAGCGGGAACCTCGACCCACTGCAGGAAGAGTTCATCCGCGAGCTACGCCTGTACCGGCGCGAGAAGAACAAGATCCTGGGCACGGTGCTGCACCGCCTACGCCCCAAGAACCCAGACCCCAAGGTCAAGGGTGACGTGTGGCCGGACGGGCGACTCCGTCCCAACTGGAACGCGCACGTCACCAGTGTGGGTAGGCTCAGTAGCTCCAACCCCAACGTCCAGAACATCGGCAACCGCAAGGGGCAGGGGCCACTCAAGACCGTGTTCGCTGCGCCACCTGGTCGCCTACTCGTGGGGGCCGACCTCGACCAGGCACACCTGCGCATCTGCGCGAACTACTGGCAGATCCCCCTGCTCACCGAGGCCTTTGTCAGTGGAGTCGACCCGCACAACACGCTGGCCTATGCGACGTTTGGAGACAAGTTCTCCAGCGCCGATGGC